TCTCGAAACAGTCGGTAACGGGCCAACCAGAACTCCATTGTCTTCAGGTCCCCGGCTTCGTGCGAGTCAGCAACCAGGCGGCACAGTTTTTCGTAACCCTGTCGTCGCATCTCAGGGGTTGTTATGAGTGTCATTCACTAATCCTTTTCGTGTAGGCCGACTCTGAATGTTCGTAGCCAAGCCGCTCGTAGAGCTTGTGGACCTTGGTTCCGGCCAGGCAACTCAACACCGCAAACTGAGCAGCCCCTTCAGCGCCCCAGTTCTCAAACTCCGTGACCACCTCACGAGAAAGCTTCAGACCGAGTGGAACCCGGCTGTAGAACCCCTGCTCGTGCGCCAGCGTCAAGTTGAACAGCTTGTTCTCAAAGCAGAGTCCCACAAAGAACCCAACAACGGTATTTGTCTTGGTGTCCACAAACAGCCGAACAAACACATCAGAGCTGCTATCAACTGCAACGTCAAGGAGGTTCGAGAAGGCCACTTGGTTCAGATGACCCACCCCCTTTGTGTACTGATTCTTGTTGTAGAACTCATGTGCCAGCTCCACCGTGGCCCTTTGTAATTCTTTCCTGTAGGTTATCATTTTGATCATATGTCAATTTCCACTTCGAATTCATCGTTATCCATTTTGTCAGCCACCTCAAGCAGTCGACCAGTGTCTCGATCGTAGGTGTAGGCACCGGCCACCCCTGTGTTCCCCGTCTTCCGGTCCTTCAGTAGGTATATCTTTGACCTGTGTCGGATCTCGGGGTTCTCAGCGAGCTTGTTACGTGACAGGGCAATGGTCTGGAAGCTGACCTGTTTCAATGAGCCTGAGCCCTTCAAGTCGTCTTCCGTGATTGGAGCTCCAGTTTCAAAGGACTCCTCTCCTGAACGTACTTTTCGGAGGTGAGAGACTACCCCGATCCACACGTTATGTCTCTTCACAATCTTCAGGAGGTCTGACATGAACTTGTCGATCGCCTGGTTGATGTTTCCATCCTCTGTCTCCGAGACCGCAATGGTGATGTGGTCAAGGTAGATTAGTTTACAACCGTTCACAGCCAAGTGCTCAATCTTGTCAACCAGAGACCCGTCTGACACCGAGCCTTGGTGATCAACAAACATTGATCGGCCAGGAAGACCAACGGTCTCCTCCCAGGCAGCTTTCTTCTCTTGCATCGGGATCTCGTTACCGGGGATCCCTAGCCTCTTGTTGAGGTGCAAGCCAATGATGCCTGTTACGGTTTCCCCAACATCCTCCTCAAGGAAACAAGCGCCAACCTTGTGGTCGGTTGTCTTGAGAATATGGTAGATGTCCTCCCGCAACCAGGTAGACTTACCCACTGAGGTGCCTGCCGCGAGCATTGTAATCGTCCCAAAGGCTCTACCGAAGGTTAGCTGGTTGAGCTTAGACAGGAAGGGAGCCCAGGGAACAAAGGTCATGTTGTCGAACTCTGTCACCTTCTCCCAAGTGTCCTCACCCTTCATGATGCCAGCGGGGGTGTACTCCACGGCATCCCAGATGTAGGCCCAGACTGCCTTGAAGCCGTCCTGGAGGCTAGCGTTGTTCTTGACAACGTCGTTGGCATCTTTCTCGTTAGACACCACAACCTTCACCTTGTCAACACCGATGGCTCTGGCCGCGTCCTTGACAGCCGTCTGTCCTTGAGTATCATTATCAAACCAAATAACAACCTCGTCAAACTTGCGGATGGTCTCTCGGTTCTCAATGATGAACTTGATCTGATCCACACCACCCATGGAGCAGACAGGATAGATCTTGTTGTACTTCCACATAGAGGCGGTTGCGATTGAAAGGCAGTCTTCCTCTCCCTCCGTGATGACCAGCCTACGACCACCATTCTTGAAGTGTTCAAGCCCGAAGACGTTCTTGACGTCCCCAACGGCGAAGGTATTCTTCTTGTTAGTTGGGTCCTTGATCTTGTACCCAGTTGGTTCTCCCACCAGCTTCTCAGAGATGGGAAAGAACACCTTGTCCGTTTCGCCGCTTGAGTGGTAGCTGGTCCTGACACCAAAGAACTCACAAACAACCCTTGAGATCTTTCGATCCCGCAGACCAGGTGTGGGGAGAGTAGCAATGTCCTCAAGACTGATGACGTCGAACTTATAGTGGGAACGACGGAAGTTGTCAGGCACCTCTTCCCTGGTATGCTCATCAGACTTGTAGGTTTTTCTGCAGCTGAAGCAATGGTATTTCCCATCATCATACAACTGCGCCGCATCCGAAGAGTTACACTTCGAACAGGGTTGGTTTCTTTTGATTATTCTTCCCATTTGTACCTTTCATTGGTCGGGTTAATGCGCTACCCCGAGTGACTTTCCGCGCCGGTTCACTTCACGTCCCCACAGATTGTATACATGGACGGTGGAGAACCCCTCCTGGAGTGTCGGCTCCTCCGCTGACTCTTGTAGGAAACCCATTATTGGGTCTTCAGGGGCTCGCCCACACTTCTGCATGCAGCGGAGACGAAACCCCCACTCCTGCTTCGCGTAGGGCTCTGTGTCAAGAGGTGGTCTGAAGTAGTGGCAAACCACGCTGCTGAAACCCTGCGGTCGCATCCGCTCCAGGAGAACCCGACGCTCCTCCGCCTGTAGGTTACACTGGTCGAAGATCACGGAGTCACCCCTTGAGAGGGCTGATTTGAGCCGTTTCGCCTCGATACGGGAGGCCACAACTGCTGCCTCAGAAAGCATCTGATTGAAGGTTCGCCCCCGACGGTTGCTCATGGCAGCGAACTCAATGATGTCGTCTGTCGAGTAAGCGAAGAAGTCTCTTGTTCGTTGTAAAAACTTCTTACGAAAGAAGGTCTTACCGACCCCGGGCAGCCCACAGAGTATGTGTAGTTCCTTGGTCTTTACAGGCATTTCCGGGGACCTTTCTTAATTAAGTCTTGTTTGAATCGACGGCGCATTTCTTCAGCTATCTCAACTGGTGCCCAGTCGCTGACAACCGTGGTCCCGCTGAAGGCCTTTGTGTCTTGCTCCATCAGCTCCCAGTCTGTCAGCCCCCGTATGGAGAGGTCCAACATATCGAGCGAAGGCTCTCCATACTCCTTTTCCAGTGGGCCGTCCACCGCGATGCCCCCCACAAGGTCTTCATCAACAAACCTGACAAACAAGAGGCTTCGCGGTAGATCGTCAAAGGGTTTAACTGCAACCAACTCATCCAGTTTGATTAAGCGGTCTCTCTCTAACATAGGTTCTCAGTCTCTTCTTGTGACGAGCAGTGACAGGTTCAGTCACTTTCCAAGTGATTTTGTCGATGAACCTATTCAAGTACTCGTGGTTGTTGGAAGGAGTTTCCAGAGTCACCTGAGACCATACCTCCGCGAAGGACAACCCCCCGTGCGTAAAGTACTGCTCGATTATGATGAACTCAAAGTCGTCCTTCCCTTGGTCTTTTATCAATTGGTTCAAGTACTTACTGCTGCTGGAGTAGGTTTTCCAGTTGGACTCTTGGCCCTTGTTCAGCTTTCCTCGACCTCGAAAGTTCTTCTTTCCGATGTATTTTCTTCCAGATGATTTTTCGATGATCATGTAGATAAAGCCAGCCGCGTTCTCGGGGTCTAGATCTCGTACCGAGCGGCTCCAATGGCCTTTATCACTTATCTGTAGGCGTCTTCAGTTTCGCCATCATAGAATTTCCTCACGGATCAGGCGCTGGAATTTTTCAACCGCAGCCTCCTTTGTGCTAAAGTAATAGGTGTGGGACTCCATCTTACTGTTGATGAACTCCACGGTGAATCGATCCTCTGCTTGTTCTCGTGCGACCAGGTAGCCTACCCCTGACGCCTCAAACTCGTGCAATATTGACATTAAACATTTCCTCAAATAGGCTGAAGGTAAAGTGTTGGTCAGGCTCTCTCTGTATGAACAGTAGCTTGCCGTTGATCAGGAAATAGCTCTCCCACTCATCACCAAACTTCTCCTTGTACTTATCGATGACCATCGCTGCAGGCGTGTCGGTTTCCGCCAACAGCTTCTTCGCAGTGATGGGGCCCACTCCCGGCAGTCCCGGTATGTGGTCCATTGCGTCACCAGACAGCAGCTGCTCAAGGAAGAAGAGGTTTCCCCCTTCCTCCGAGATCACTGCGTACTCTTCCACGTAGACGCCATCAACGCGCTTGTGGGGGTTGTAGAACGTACCCTCCATTTGCCGAAGATCCTTGTCTACCGAGATGACCACTGATTCACCACGTAGTTGCGTAGCCCAGTGGCCCAGTAAGTCATCCGCCTCGATGTTGTCAACCATGATGCAACCAGCTATCCCGCTGATGTACTCCTTGGCTGCAGCAGTGTGGTCGAGCCGCTTCTTGCGGCCCTTCACTCTCGACGGAGACTTCTTGTAGAGTGGAAACAGGTCATCTCTGTAACACTTACCGTCCTCTGCGCCCAGCGCAATGATGGCATCGTCACAGAAAGCACCATCAGTCCACTCCCGTATGTTGCGATCTATGTTCTCGCGAACACCTCTCTCGTTTGTTGTTTGCCAGAGGCTACTGTGTAGCAGAACGTCTCCATCTATGAGTCCGAGCAAATTGAATGTGATCCTTGTATCATCGAGATCTCATCCAGCCTCTTCACAATGGCCTTGGAAAAGAGCGGGAAGTTTGATCCCAATTTTGGTTTAGACCCTTCTTCCACGAGAGTCAAGTCGCAGCGGTTCTCGTCCAACTGCTTCTTGACCACGTAGTTCCGGTGGGTCAGGGGGATGAAGTTGAAGTTATCAGCGAGGTAGTCGCACAACTTGTCGAAGTCTGGCCGTTTCAACGCCAGCTCATTGTCAATTTTGAAGGCGTAGGAAGCTGCAATGTACAGTTCAGTCAGAAGATCAAGGCAGCCCCAGTGGAGCCAACGTTCAAGGGCATCGGAGTAGTCGAAGGTGTCAGTCTCGACCTCCACCTCCTCGACGTTCTCCAGAGCCTCAGCGAAGAGAGATTCGATTAGTTGTTCACGCATGGGTGATCCTTACACTTTTTTGAGCAATGAGCGAATGATGTTGGCCTTCGCCCGAGACTTCCGAACCGCCACGAGTTTACCGTCGCGCCGCTGGTAATGGACGTCACCCCCGCGGTCCCAGATATAGTTTGTGTTGTCTCCGGCAGGGACGATGATTGTCCGACGTGGCTTGAAGTTTGTACGAACCAGCGCCTGAACAAAACGATCCATGATCGGATCGCTTGCCCAGAGACCCGCAATTCGACGGCGGCTGGTACCGCCAGGAATTGGGAAGGTCAGGATTTTTGTCTCCAGGTTGAACTGGTAGCGTTGGTTGGTGGTGCTGGTTACAGTCATTGTTTTCTGCATTAGTTTTCCCTTAATGGACTTCGAGCCAGTCGAGTCCTATGTTAGCTTCGCCATCCATGATATCCACTCCAAACCATTTCGGAGCTTCAGCGAAGCCTTTTCTGGCGATCAGTGCCGCCTCTTCTGCTTGGTCCTCCCGAACCAAGAACGCCAGCTCGTCATGATACATGATGAGTGGCTGCCAGTCAAAACCCTCTTCGTTTAGACGGTCTTGAATGTAGGTAACCGCAGCCGAACAGGTGATCTTCTCAGCTGACTGCAGTAAGTAGTTTAGCGCCTTGTGGTCGGAATCAACGAACACAGGACGAGTGTCCAGGGCGTAGATGTGTGGACGACCTGTTTTGTCGTTAGTGACTCGATACATCTTCTTCAGCCTTGCGACTAGTGTATCGAACCCCGGAATAGCTTTCAAGAACCTGTCTCGAACTTGTCGGCCAAGAGCGGCATCACGCTTACCTGAGATGATCAACCCCAGCTTCGCATCACCGCCTCCGAAAATTAGTGCATAACTTAGTGTTCAATGTGAGTCGCGATTTCACACCCGGAATCTTATCCAGCTGAATGTTGCCATTCAGAACAGACTATATCATCATCGTTTGATGCTAGGCGCTTCCACCCGCTTGGGTGTACTCCCTTTCGGGATAGTCGTTGAACGTTTCATAGAAGGTGTTTCCATCGCTCTTTTCGAACAATCGAGCCAACAGTTGCTTGGTGGACCGGTACATGCTTAGCTATTTTGGATTGGGACCATCCTAACCGGTGCATTTCTCGAATCCATCTAACTTGGTTCTCTGTTAGTTTAGATTGTTCGTTGTTAACTCCTTGGGGTATACGGATCAACCCCATGTTGTGAGCGTGTTGCAAGTTTTGACCACGAGTAGTTAACTCAAGGTTTATCAACCTGTTGTCTTGTTTAACTCCATTTTTGTGGTTAATTTCTAGACCGTTTGGAATAACTCCACAAAAACACTCGAAAACAAAACGATGCCCAGACCTATTCACACCTCTGATACTGTAGTACGAATGCCCCGAGTTAGAAGGTCGAACCCTTAGGGTAAAACCCTTAGGACCCTTTACTTCACCCTCGGTGTTAGCACTGTACTCAGTGTAGTACGAATGTGGTACAAACATCTCCATCTCCTTTGACTTCGCTGCTGATTGCCCCAGAGGGGTGTCCCAGCAATTCACCTAGTTTTACGTACTCCTTTACAAAGAACGCCTTTGCCTTACGACGACCACCGTCACCCAGTGGTCCTAGAATCCCTTCCAGGACTTCAAGGTTAGCAGAGTGGATATCTACCTCGATAACCTTCCGCGTGTAGTCCTCGTTCTTCAGGTAGTGGCAGAGTGCTCTATTCTGGTTCGAGGAGCTATCAGCTCCAACAACCACATACCCAGGTATAGTAGAGAACAGTTTGCGTATCTCTGGGCCATAGAGAGCGTCTGCGGAGGGGATATTGGCGATTACCTGGTGGCGAGAACGTCCCGTAGGAGTGCCGATAACGAAGGAGTCGCCATAGATACGCCCCGTTTCTTCGTTGAAGTCGGTCTCTACCCAAGTCCGTAGGATAGAGTGTCTTGCTCGCACTGTATAGAATTCGCCAATTAACTCACCTATCTCCCCCAGCGGTGCCAGAGAAGACTCGGAGAGCTTAGGTGTAGTCTTCTGGAGCTTGCCATTGATTCTCTTGAAGTTCCAGTCGTCAGGGACCCAACCAATACGATACAGGTACTCCTTGACCAGGTCGGTTGACCCTACCTTGATGTCGATATACTCAACGCGGCAGTAATCCCCCTCCACTGGTCTACACCCCTCTTGCCCTGCTGAAGGCTCCAGCTCAAACCACTCGTAAGTCCGCTTGGCATAGTCTCCAGTCGCTACCCAAGCAGGAGATTTGTACTCAGGCCCCCTGTCCACTTGTTTGCACTTCTTACCCATCTTCGGTTCTAGGAATGCCGCAATCTCATCCATGCGATCTTCTAGTGTTTTCATGAGCTTACGTGCAGCCTTGATGTCAAACGGCCAACCGTGAAGCTGAGCGCGACCGACGAAACGAGAGGCACCATGCTCCGCCCGAAGGCCAAGCTTGATAGCTCCCGGATTTTTCTTTCGTCCTAGTTCAGCCAGAAGCTTGTCGTAGACTTCCAAGTTGATGACCACGTCTTCATTGCAACGGTGTCTCATCTCTTGGCTGTACTTACTCCAGTCTTCGTGCTCCGGCTTCTTACGGCCAAGGAAGGTTCCCCAACGAGCGAGGCTATGCCCAAATCCAAAACGCTTGTAGTTCAGGACTTGAGACATGACGAGAGTGTCAACTAGCTTATGGTGCTTTTTCGGGTGCCAGTCATACAACTTCTCAAGGACAAGCATGTCGTACATAAGGATATTGTGTCCAATCAACATCCTGCTGTTATCGAGTAACTCGAAAAATTCGGCGAGAGGCGGTAGGTCTGGGTCGTGGTCGGAGAACTCGAAAATCTCCTTGGTTGCTGTGTCGATTGCAACAGCTATCCAGATGGTCCGCGCCTCTTTTAGAAGCCCATTACATTCAATATCAAATACAATGGAGCGCATCAGCTCTCCTTGTAAGGGACCACCTCAAGCTCTAAACTTGATTTGATCTGCTTGGCTTGCCGAACCAGCGTCTTCGCTCCGGCCTTGGAGTAAGGAGCCACTGGAAAGCCTAGCTTTCGGAGTACTGATGTATCCTGAAAACCACGTCCACCTTTGTAATTGTTTTTATTATTCTTGGCGATGACTACGTAGTCGTTTGTCATATTATAATTCCTTTGCAATTTCTGCGAACCGATCGATGTCGATGCGGCCACTTGTGTTAGTGCAGGCTTGGCGAATTCGGGCTGCTAACTCCTCGTTCACACCGTAGTAGTTACTCAGCTCTTCCTCCAAGACCTCTGGATCTTCCAAGTCAAGTTGGTCAAGTGATCTTTTGAGGTTGAGGATTGTGCTGACCGGTATTGAGTAACCACGCTTGACGAACTTCTCCATTCGCTTCATCGCTGAAAAGACGAAGCGGCTGTTGGGTTCGTACACCAAGGTTTTCTCAGCAATGGCGCGAGCTGACTGCCCATGGTAGGTTAGATGACCGCCTGTGGGCGACACCAGTGAGGGTTCCCAGGCCACCTTGCAGTGTTCGAAATCGAAGGTGGTGAAGACATCCTCGACTGGTCCGATGAACCTGGTCACGATCTGGATACGAGAGGCCAGACTGACCGAGTTTTGGGTCACCATCGAGACGTCCTTGATGAAGGCCTTCGGGTCAAACAGGCCTGTTCTGGAGCGCCTCGTAGCTTTGAAAGGCGGTAAGAACACTCCAGACAGGCGAGGATTCTTAGAGTCTATACGCACCTCTGCACCTCGCGCAACTCGTTGCCAGGAGTGAGAGCCTCGGTTGAGCCTAACTGACAACGCTCTCCAGGCCTCCACGGTCTTGCAGAAGACGTCGTAGTCTCTCGGCGGCTCGTCTGAGTGTAGTAGAGACCCTCCCGCTACGAACACACCCGACAGGACCTCCGTCTTTTGGGCCGGGTCCATACCTTGGGTCAGGACTTCCATAACCCTGTTGCAGTTTCTGTTGATCAGCTGGTGTTGGGTCATCGTCTCACTCCTGTCCTGGCAACTAACGTGTCGATGAAGCGCTCAAACTCCAGGATGCTACTGAACACCCTTGTCTTACCCGTTGGTAGGTGAGTGGCCGCGACCCCGATGTTCTGCCAACCAATCTTTTTTTGTTTCACGAAGTACCGGATCGCTTCTCTCGGATCGAAGACCACTCGGTTAGGGCCGCTGTCGAGGTCGTTGTGGATGCCGAACCTCCAAATAGCATTTTTAAGTTTGAGGCCAGTTCTTTTTTTACCCATTCCAAGATACTCTCTTTTGTTTCGGGTTTGAATTCTTGGAAGCAGTCCTTTACTTGGGACCACACGCGCAGTTCCAGGGCCTGCTTCTTGATCAACTCCTCCTGAGCAGCGAACCCGATTGTCTTGACGATCTCAGGTCGGTTCACCAGTGTGAAGAAGTGTGACTCCAGTCGGTCAGCAAACTTCAACCAAAGCTGTTCGTTATCCGATAAGTGGTAAGTGGGCACCCCTGCATCCGCTGCCATCTGGTGCTCAACCACACCGTGAGCCTCTGCTACCTCCGGAGCCGCGATCTTGGCGGGGTAGGGCATGTCACCCGCCCAGCGCTCTCCCGCGTCATGGAAGATTGCGGCCTTGATCAGTTGGATACTCGGATTTGGGTGGAGCTTGAACAGCAGAGCCGCGCAACCCCACTGGTGATCAGCGTCTGTTTGCCCGAAGATTGACATCCAGGGGTTGGCGTGGTACCGAAGCACCCGCCCCGACTCGTAGATGTTCTGAAGCTCCGGGGTGTGCTCGTATTCGAGAAAGTGTTTTGTCTTTGCAATGTCCATTACTCATTGTTCCCTTCCATGTTCATGTAGGCAAAACCCTCCAAGTCCTCCATGAGAACGAAAGCCAAGGAGGGGTCTTTCAGCTTTCGCTGGTGCTTTTGAATCTTGATGACGTGTTTTTCCATCTTCTTCAACCGGTCGTTATCACTCATCATGTTGCTCCACTCTTGAGTTTTCAGGCCAGACAGCCAGACGATATTCTTCAGCTTCTTCCTCTGAATCAAAGGTCCGAGGTGTCTGGTCGCTGTTCAGCAAGACCAGGTTCTCATGCTCCTGGAACGCTATCTTGATCACGTACTTATCCGGCGTCACAGGTCCAACTCCAGTTGTTGTGATTCAATTGGTGCAATCTTCGGTCGATCGTCCTCCCCGACTCGTCGATCCCAGTAGGTAACAAGCATGGAAGTACAAGCGTGCATGTGGTAAACGTGCGGGTAGCCGGACTCTGGATCAAGGTTCTCACCTCTCCAGAAGGCCCAGGAGTGGCGCATCAACGCAGCGAACACCCGACCCCAGCGCATACCACCTTCCCAGTTACGGTCAGCGTACTTTTTCGCCCCGTAGGTGAAGATCACGGCTTCAGCAAGAACACCCTCCGGCGGAACGAGATCCACCCGAGGCTTGTCTCCATCGTATTTATTGCCTTGTACGTTAATTGTTTCAGTCATTTTTTCTCCAAGGGTCTTGTTACCCTACTCTCTTGGTTTGTCTGGGTTGTAGCAGTGCCCGCCACAGCTGGGGCACTCGAAGTACGAGGGTAGCTTGTTGTAGTCTTCGTCGTAAGACTTCACGCAGATAGCCTTGTTGAAGTGACCCTCCGTTTCAGTTGCTCCGTACATTGCGGCGGCCTCCAGCGCCGCTTGGTGGCTCTTGCCGGTTCGAGTGAAGTACTCGTAGATCATCTCCCCCTGTAGGTCCAGGCCACAGTGGACGCACTCCCTACCCGACCTCATCCAACCCCCAGTCAAAGGCCAGCCAGTCCTGGTCCTCAATCCGTTTCCAACCATCAGCCACCAGCTTTGTGTAGGCAGGAGCGATGTTCATGCGGATCATCTCTGACGTCTTGTTCACAAGGTAAACCGAGCCGGAAGAACCATAGAACAACAGGTGTGTCTCCCCCTCGGGTTCCACGCGAACAATGCCAGAGTTGAGTCGCCAGCTTGAACCGTGGAGGTAACCACCGCTTGAGCCCGCCAGGATTCGATAGTGGGATTTGTTCGGCGCTTGAACAATGACCCAGTTGTCAAAGGTATTTCTCATCTTATTCATTCCTTTTGTTGGGGTGAGGAGAGGCCCCGTAGGGCCAATCCTTAGTCAGGTGTGCGCAGGCCTTCGTATTGACTCAGAGGTGTCCAGGAGGCGTCCCAAAGAGCGCGTGTCATACCCCCGTCGGTCTCCAACTCAATTCGAGAAACGCTCTTTGAAACATTGTTTCTGGCGTACTCGTAGGCCGCGAGAGTGTTCTTACAGTTGACGGGTGCCTTGACACCGTTGGTCATTGTAATTATGAGTCTCATTGCTGCTGACTCCTGTTTCGCTTGCACGACGCAAAGGTTACAAAGGGTAACTCCAGGACCTCATCCATCATTTGCTCGCACTCGGCGTAGGTGTCCATGACCATCGTGTGCTGCGCGGCAATAGTACTACCACACCTGTCTAGCCCTACTAGACCAATGACTAGCACAATTTTTTCCACGGTTATTCCTCTCGGTTATATGATCAATACGGGTCGTCGTCAGACCCGCCAGCATCCTCAATGATCTCAAAGTCATCGGTCAGCTCAAACGCATCCTCGTCATCTCGTGGCTCGTACTTGATGAGCTTTGTGACCTGAATACCCTTCAGTGTTCGGGAACTCTTGTCGTCCTTCACGTACATTGAGATGTTAGCGATGGAGCCATTACCAACCGTGTTCGGGTCGAGGGCTTCACCATTCGCCAAGATAACACTGACGGGTTTGTTGGGCTTGTTCGGGTCTTCTCCACCACCTGCGGCTGCACCAAAGGCGTAGCGGCTGAGCGACGTCTTGTAGAAAATCCCGTTTTCACCTTCTTCAGGTTTCAGAGACATCCCGTACTCTTTCTCCCACTGTGTCTTGGTGGCCTTGTCGTGTGTTCGGACCTGAACACTCCATTTGGCTGGTGCGTCAGCTTTGTTCTGGTAGCGCTGTGGCTCATCGACAGC